TATACTGTAGTTGCCATTGGAAACAGTGCATTTAGTGGAAATGCGAGTATCACAAGTGTTGTGATACCAAGTACAGTTACTACTATTGGTAATTATGCTTTTAAAAATTGTTCTGGTATTACAAGTTTAACAATTGGAAGCAAGGTTACTTCTATCGGTTATGAGGCGTTTAGATACTGTACAGGATTGAAAACTGTTAGCATTCCTAATAGTGTAACAAGTATCAGTACATATGCTTTTAGGGATTGTACAAGGATTACATCGGTTACGATTGGTACTGGCTTGTCCGAAATACCGGAACGCTGCTTTTCTGGATGTACAAGTTTGGAAAGCGTAACTATCGGAACAAATGTTACCAAGATAGGTTCATCTGCGTTTGATGGATGTACTGCTTTGAATACAATCAACTGGGGTTCACAGTTAAAAACGATCTCAAGCAGTGCCTTTTATGGTTGTACTTCATTAACGAGCCTGACAATTCCAAACACAGTTACTACTATTGATAGTTCCGCATTTAAAAGCTGTTCAAGCATTACAAGTTTAACAATTGGAAGCAAGGTTACTTCTATCGGTTATGAGGCATTTAGATACTGTACCGGATTGAAAACTGTTAGTATTCCTAATAGTGTAACAAGTATCAGTACATATGCTTTTAGGGATTGTACAAGAATCACATCGGTTACGATTGGTACTGGCTTGACCGAAATACCGGAACGCTGTTTCTCTGGATGTACAAGTTTGGAAACTGTGAGTATCGGAACAAATGTTACAAAGATAGGTTCATCTGCATTTGATGGATGTACTGCTTTGAATACAATCAACTGGGGTTCACAGTTAAAAACGATCTCAAGCAGTGCCTTTTATGGTTGTACTTCATTAACGAGCCTGACAATTCCAAACACAGTTACTACTATTGATAGTTCCGCATTTAAAAGCTGTTCAAGCATTACAAGTTTAACAATTGGAAGCAAGGTTACTTCTATCGGTTATGAGGCATTTAGATACTGTACCGGATTGAAAACTGTTAGTATTCCTAATAGTGTAACAAGTATCAGTACATATGCTTTTAGGGATTGTACAAGAATCACATCGGTTACGATTGGTACTGGCTTGACCGAAATACCGGAACGCTGTTTCTCTGGATGTACAAGTTTGGAAACTGTGAGTATCGGAACAAATGTTACAAAGATAGGTTCATCTGCATTTGATGGATGTACTGCTTTGAATACAATCAACTGGGGTTCATCATTAAAAACTATTTCAAGTAGTGCTTTTTATGGTTGTACTTCATTAACGAGCCTGATAATTCCAAACACAGTTACTACTATTGATAGTTCCGCATTTAACAGTTGTACGGGAATTATCGAGTTGACCATTGGAGATAAGGTTACTTCCATAGGTTATGAAGCTTTTAAATACTGCACAGGATTGAAAGAAGTTGTCATACCTGAAAGTGTGACGAGTATAGGTGGAAATGCCTTTAGATATTGCGAAAATATTACTAAAGTGTATTTTCCGGCAAGTTTGCAGACCATTGGCAGTTATGCTTTTAACGGTTGTGATAGCATAACCGATGTTTATTATGAAAGCAGTCAAAGTGATTGGGGTTATGTAGCTGTTGAAAGTGGAAACGATCATATTACAAATGCAACATTTCATTATAATTATAGCACAAAGGATACTGTTAAACCTACCGTTTCAATTACTTCTACTAATAATTTAGCAACAAGTCAAACCGTGACATTGAAAATGACAGACAATGTTGGTGTTGTAAGTTATTATTGGGGTACAAGCAGTTCACCGTCAAGTAGTTCGTACACAAGCATTACAAGTGCAACAAGCAAAACTATTACGAAAACGGTTTCAAGTTCAGGTACATATTATTTGATCACAAAAGATGCAGCAGGAAACACAGCTTCAACATCTGTGACTTTCTACAAAACAACATTTAATTCAAATGGTGGCAGCGTATCTCCGTCTTATGTAATTACAAAATCAGGTAATGGATTTACTGTTCCGACACCGACAAAAAGTGATTCAGAGTTTGTTGGATGGGCTGTAAGTAGTACTGGTTCTGCAAATTATAGAACTGGCACCACATACAAGCCGAGTTCAAACTTAACACTATATGCAGTTTGGGAAACAACACCCGATCCGGTTGATTTAGGTGATGTGAATGGTGACGGTGCGGTGGATGCCGGAGATGCCGTTTTAATTTCTCGTTATGATGCTGGCTTTATTACATTAACAGCTGAACAACTTGAGGCTGGCGATGTAAACGGTGACGGTGCGGTGGATGCTGGAGATGCCGTTTTAATCTCCCGATATGATGCTGGATTTATTTCATCATTAAATTAAATATATTATAGAAAGGAATGGTACGATGACTATTTACAAACGAATTGGCAGCTTTTTACTTTCGTTATTGTTAGTATTTAGTATGTTCGGTTCAACATTCGCTATCCAAACCTTTGCTGCAACAAGTCCTGCTCTATCGGCAGAAAGTAAGACAGTAAACGCTGGTGAGCAGTTCACCGTAGCGGTGTCTTTGGCAAACGCAACAACGGTTTATGGAGGAAATTTCACTTTACAATATGACAGCAGTTTGCTGACAGCAGATTCATATGAATTTGGTTCTATTGTGAGTGGACACACAAAAAACTGCAATCTTAATTATCAATCTGCCGGAAATTTGATCCGTGTAACATTTAGCGGTGCATCTGCTGTAACCGCAAGTGGAACATTGATTACATTTACTTTTACTGCAAAAGAGAATGTGTCTGGTTCGGCAGCTTTGCAGTTTAACGCATACAAAATGTATGATGAGAACGGAAGTGCAATAACTTCTACCGCAAGCGGTTCTACAATTACTATAGCAACCGAGCCTGTAGTATCTCCCACTCTTTCTATTACAAATAAAACTGTAACAGAGGGTAGTACAGTTAATGTTCCGATAGTTATTAGCGATTCGGAGGCTGTATATGGTGGTAACTTTACTTTGCAGTATGACAGCGACCTGCTTACTGCCGATTCCTATACTTTTGGCAGTATCGTTAGCGGTCACACTAAAAACTGTAATTTAGATTATCAATCTGCCGGAAACTTGATCCGTGTTACATTTAGTGGAGCAGAAGCGATTAGTGCTGATGGAACACTTATAACATTAACCTTTACTGCAAAGACTACTGGAACCGCATCATTGAAGTTTAATGCCTACAAGATGTATGATGAAAACGGAACTTCAATTGAAACAACGGTTTCAAATGGAAATGTTACTATAAATACAAAACCTGATATAGATACTACAAAACCTACGGGTTCAATAAGTACAACAAATAATTTAGCAATTTACCAAACATTGACTTTGACGATGACAGATAACTTCGGTGTTAAGAGTTACTATTTTGGTACGAGTAGTTCTCCTTCAAGCAGTTCATTTACAAGTATTACAAGTTCAACATATGCGACTGCCGAAAGAACAGTTTCATCCCCCGGCACTTACTATTTGATTGTAAAAGATGCAGCGGGAAATACATCGACAATTTCGGAAACATTTTATAAAACGACCCTAGATGCAAACGGTGGCAGTTTACCGGTAAATTATATTATTACCAAGAGCGGTAATAGTATAACTGTTCCGGCGCCCAACAATAGTGACAGTAGTATGACTTTTGTTGGTTGGGGAACTTCGGCATCTGCTACAACTGGTGTAAAAACATTTACAGTTACTTCAAGCAAAACCTACTATGCTATTTGGACAAAAACAACTCCTGACATAATAACAGGTAAGTGTGGTGATGATGCTTATTTTGAGATAGATGTAAATAGCGGATTGCTGACAGTGAGTGGTTCTGGTCTGACTTATGATTGGAGTGAGCCTTATGATTCGCAAGCTCCTTCAGATGCTATTTCCCTTTATACATATAAGGATTATATATTGACTGCTGTGATTGAAAATGGAATTACATCCATAGGAAATGATATGTTCAAAGGTTGTAATTCTCTTACGAGCGTTAAAATTGCAAACAGCGTTAAAAGTATTGGCTGGGAAGCATTTGCTAATTGCACTAAACTATCTAATGTTGAATTTGTGGAGGGTTCTGTAACAACAGAAATTACTTTTAGAACATTTGCTTATTGTAGCAATTTGACAAAAATTGAGTTGCCTAAAAATGTAAAAATAACTGGCGCACGACCTTTTGAAGGCTGTTATAATTTGACCGACATTATTGTTTCGAGCAACAATCCGTATCATTCATCTGTTGACGGAGTTTTGTTTAATAAAAATAAAACTGAGCTTTTATGTTTCCCAAGTGGTGCAGGTACATCCTATACTATTCCAAGTGGTGTAGATGTAATAGGTTCTTATGCTTTTTCTTTTAATAAGATCTTAAAAAATGTAGTTTTACCCACTAATATCGAAGAAATCGAACAGGATGCGTTTGCATATTGTTGGGTGTTGGAATCTATTACTGTCCCATCAACAGTTACAGAAATCGGAGCATATGCGTTTGATTTTTGTAGTGAATTGAAAACAGCAACTATTTATGGTAAAGATGTCACCTTTGGTTATAAAGTATTTGAGGGTTGTGACAAACTAACTGTTTATGGATATAAAGGTTCTACAACACAAACATATGCTATTGAAAATGCTATAACATTTATTCCTTTAGAATCTGATATATCTTCAATAGCTGTATCAGCAGCTCCCGGTGAAACACTTTACATTGGCGATACATTGGATGTAGATCATATTCAAATAAGAGTTTATTTTAGTGATGGAACAACCGATATATTGACTGAGGGTTTTACAGTTACAGGATTTGATTCATCGAGTGCTGGAACTAAAACAGTGACGATTTCCTATGAGGGATTTACAACCACACGTGATTTTACTGTATATACTCCAAGTATTACGCTCTCACAAAGTACTTTGTCTTTGAATAAGGGGGATACTGTTACTTTAACTGCAAGGACGGCTCCAAGTGGAAATACGCTAACTTGGACTTCATCCAATACGAGCGTTGCGACTGTTTCGGGTGGAACGATTACTGCGAAAGCATCTGGCTCGGCAACAATTACGGCCAAGTTTACTTACAATGGTAAAACATATAGCAAAACTTGTAGCGTGACTGTTGATCAAGATCCTGTTCCCGAACCCGTACCCACTTCGCTTTCCGTTAGCAGTAAACCTACAAAAACCACTTATGAAATTGGCGAGAGCCTGAATACAAATGGTTTGGAACTCAAACTTACATATAGTGATGGTTCAACTGAAACAATCACAAGTGGTTTCACAACAAGTGGATTTAGTTCTACAACGGCTGGCACAAAAACCGTAACAGTTAAATATGGTAGTTTAGCAACTACATTTACAGTTACAGTTAATCCTGCTCCTGTCCCTGATGATTTAGCACAACTTGTTATGAGTAGTTCGGAAACAATGGCTGGTAAAGAAGTTACTCTTACTTTATCCATAAAGAACAATCCCGGAATTGCTGGTATGACGGTTTCTTTTAGATATGATGAGAATGTGTTAACATTAAAGGATTCAAAAAACGGTGGATTATTTAGCGGATTTACCGCAGCAAAGAACTTTGCTTGGGATGAGAGCGAAAATGTTACTGAAGATGGAGTGCTTGCAACCTTTACCTTCACTATAGCGGAGAACGCTCCTGCTGGTGAGTATGGTATTGAAGTGATCGTCAGAAGTTGCACCAACGAGGATCTCGATGATATAGAGCTTTTAACGACTAATGGCATTGTTTCTGTAATCGACTTTGTATATGGCGATGCCAATGGTGATAATAAGATTGATATTAAAGATGTTGTATTGTTGAGAAAATATATTACTAATTTTGATTATGATACTAACACTTCATCTGTTAATGTCGAACTTGGAGCTGATGCAAATGGCGATGGCAAAATAGATATTAAAGATGTTGTTATATTAAGAAAATATATAACAAATTACGATTACGATACCGAAAGCTCAACGGTGATTTTAGGACCGCAATAGGAGGATAAAAATGAAAAAAGTTTTATCTGTTTTAGTTGCTGTTGCTATGTTAATTACCATTGTTCCTTTTGGTTCAATAACCGCAAGTGCAGCAACTTATAGTGCATCTTCAGCTGTGTCGTTTGCAAATTCTCATTGGAACGATGGTGTGGGGTTGTGTGCAGAGTTTGTTTCGAGATGTTTGGCAGCTGGCGGAATTTCAATTCCAAATAGCGCTTATTATTCAACTTCGCAGCAATCTTATCAAAATAATAGTGGAACATTAGGCTCTTATAGAAATCCTTATACTTGTTCAGCCGCTTTGCTATTATATCTTTCGCAAAATTATCCTATAATAACTAATCCTTCATCTTCGCAGATTAGTGTAGGTGATGTGGTTTTTATGTATGGTGGTAGTAGCGGACAATGGAAAGATGGTCACGTTGGAATTGTAATTAGCACAAGTGGTGGTGTCCCTGTATATGCCGCACATAATAAGGCAACCAATACGGGAAAATTCAGTAGTAGTTATCCGTGTACATATGTTGCTAAAATGAATGGAACAATAACTACCCATAAAGTTAATTCTTCATACGGAACAAATTTTACTGCATATCCTAAATCGAAAATTACTGCTGAAAATATTTTCGATGAAAATCATAATATGGTAAGTTCTACTGCTTGGATTGGTACAACTGATAAATGTACAATTTATGAGGTATATACCGATGGATGCTGTAAGCTGTCATATCCGATTGATTCGGGAGGTAGCAAAACTGTATATAGCAAGATTTCATTGTTTAATACTCATACACACAGTTATACTGGCGCTCGACTACAAGAGCCGGAACATCCTCACGTAATTACGCAACGTTGTGTTGATTATGCAACCTGTGGCGGTTATATAGTTACTGGTGAATATGGGCAATCAAAAACTTGTCAACAATGTTGGTATGCTTCGTTTGATTTTTCAACTTCATCTGTTTCTCTAAAAGTTGGTGAAAGTAAAACGATATCTGCAACCATCAATGGATATTTTCCAGATACGATGGTTGGGGTTTTTGATTACGATACAAGCAGAATTGAAGTAACTACGGGTCAGAATACGATTACTTTTAAAGGGCTTAAAACCGGAACGTGTACTATGAAGGTTATTATTTATAGTGATAGTTCAAAATCGCACATTATTGGTTCTAAATCAGTTACGGTTACTGTTTCTGATCCTACATACACTGGAAGGGTGTCCTTTGACAAATCCTCGATTTCTTTGGTGATGCCTGATAATAAAACTTCTACTCTAAACATTGAATTGACAGGAACGTGGCCTGAAGGTGCTGGATACACATTTGATTACAATAGCAATGTTGTTTCTATGTCGCAGAACGGAACTATGTTGACAATAACTGCAAAAAATGCTGGTAGCACTAATTTTACTATAAATATTGTAAACAAAAACAATAACAATGCACTTATAACATCTGCGGTTTGCCCTATAACTGTAAAAAATGCAACATATACAATTAAGTACAATGCCAACGGAGGAAATGGTGCTCCATCTACACAAATTAAGACATATGGAACGCCTATTCGGATAAGTGATGTCGTGCCTAAGAGAGAGGGATTCATCTTTAAAGGATGGACAATATGGGCATCATCAACAACTGTTAAATATCTGCCTGGCGATGAAATAACCGCAAATATGGATGATGGCACCACATTGACCCTTTATGCCGTTTGGGAGGAAATAACTTTAAAAAGCATAAAAGTTAATTCTCCGGATAAGGTTTTATATTATATGGGTGAATACTTGGATACAAGTGGTTTAAGGTTGCGTTTGGAATATAGTGATGGAAGCACAAGCGTAATTGATAATGGTTATACTGTGAGTGGGTTTGATTCTTCTTTTGAAGGTCGTAAAAATGTAACTGTATCATATGGAGGGAAAACCGATTCGTTTGAGGTTATGGTTATACCCTCTAGTGTCTCACTTTCGGAGAAAAGTATAACATTGAATCTTGGCGAAACAAAAACTATCTCTGCTATAACAGACCCTGTTGGATGTTCTGTGAAATGGTCTGTTTGGAATAATAACGTAGTAAACGTTTCAAACGGAAAAATTACGGCCGTAGGCGTAGGCGAAACCAAGATTGAAGTCACTTTTGAATGGCAGGGTTATTATAGTTTCGCAACCTGTGATGTTACCGTAAATGCTGTCAAAACCCTATCTTCCATTTCAGTTGAGAGCAAGCCTACAAAAATCACCTATGAAATTGGTGAGAGTCTGAACACAAATGGTTTGAAACTCAAACTTAAATATAGTGATGGTTCAACTGAAACAATCACAAGCGGTTTCACAACAAGTGGATTTAGTTCTACAACCGCTGGAACAAAAACAGTAACAGTTAAATACGGTGGATTAACCACTACATTTACCGTTACGGTTAATCCGGCTCCTGTTCCTGAAACTTCGGCACAACTTGTTATGAGTAGTACAGAAACAATGGCTGGTAAAGAAGTTACTCTTACTTTATCCATTAAAAACAACCCCGGAGTTGCTGGTTTGGCAGTTTCTCTTAAATATGATGAGAATGTGCTAACATTAAAAGATTCAGAGAATGGTGATTTGTTTAGTGGCTTTACCGCAGCAAAGAACTTTGCTTGGGATGAAAGCGAAGATGTTACTGATGATGGTGAGCTTGCAACCTTTACCTTCACTATAGCGGAGAACGTTCCTGCTGGTGAGTATGGTGTTGAAGTGATTGTCAGAAGTTGCACTAACGAAGATCTCGATGATGTAGAGCTTTTAACAACTAATGGCATTGTTTCTGTTATCGACTTTGTATATGGCGATTCCAATGGTGATAACAAGATAGATATGAAAGATGTTGTATTGTTAAGAAAATATATTACTAATTTTGATTATGATACTAACACTTCATCTGCTAATGTCGAACTTGGAGCTGATGCAAACGGCGATAATAAAATTGATATGAAAGATGTTGTTATATTAAGAAAATACATAACAAATTATGATTATGATACCGAAAGCTCAACCGTAGTTTTAGGCCCACGATAAGGAGGATGAATGATGAAAAACAGAATTTTGGCACTCATATTGTCATTGATGATGATTTTTACATCGTTGCTGTCAATACCGGTGCAAGCGGCCGAATTAAATTATGATTTATCGCTTCGGGTTTCTCTTGACTCCTTGAAATCTAATGGTGTTATAACAAATGATACTCAATTTATTAATGACGGCGGCTATGCAATTTACCCCGAACAAACAACAAGTTTAAACTATAAAATTATAGTTGGGGCACAAAGTGGATTATATGAAGACATAACCGTTGAAGAAATAACTTGTTATTATGATGCTAATTTATCATTTGAACAAATGAATTGTTATTATGGTAATGTTAGTAATGATGCAAACTATACAGCAGAAATAGTTTCATCAGAATCAGTTGAGATTGATGGTGTTCTCCACAATAGTTTGAAAATTAAAAATTTGTCTTTAGGAAGTGTTTACACCTCGGTAATTTTCTTAACATTCGATGCACCGAGAGGATACTCTGGTATTTTTAATGATTTTTATTGTGAGATCAGCAAAGGCGATAAGAGATATATTGACAGTGATTCTACTGCTGGAAATGCCTTGAACAACGGCTCGTTTGATAGTATCAATGAGGATGATGCGAAAGCATTTTTAAATGAGAATAATTTGATTGCTTGCCCATACGGATTGAAATATGAGGTTAATAACGAATCGGTAAAGATAACCGACTATATATGCAAGGACAGTGTAAATTCATTATACATTCCTAGTAAAATAGAGGGATTAAGCGTAACCGAAATCGGAGATGGTGCTTTTAAAGATTGTGCAACTTCGTTCAACACAGTTTTTGTTCCAAGTAGCGTGAAGAATATTTTGTCAGGTGCTTTCAGCAATACTTCTGGCGGTGACCCTACACTTACATATCCTAGTAACACGTCGATAAAAAATATGATCATTTCAGAGGGCGTGTCTTGGATAAGCGGAAAAGCTTTTTATAATAGTATGGATTTGGAGAAAGTTAGTTTTCCGAATTCTGTAAGTACAATAGGTGGGGTGAAAATAGGCGGAATTAATTATTATGGATATATATTGAGTTGCGGCCTTTATCTTTATAATGAACTACCTAACCCGTCGATTAAAGAGATAAGTGTTATTAAAGATTCATATGCGGATGGTTATTTTAAGAATATTACATACAATAATGTTGCTACATTTGCAGATCTAATTTCCTATGGAAAAAAGGTGTATACCGTACATTACGATACATCAACAAATGGCGGCGATTGGAAGAACAATGACACGCGTCCGGCATCTGCTGGCGATACCGTTAATCTTACATTAACGGCAAGCAAAAATGGTAGCAGGTTTATAGGTTGGAATACTGACCCAAATGCAACCAACGGATTAAGTTCACTTAAAATGGAAAATTCGGATGTTGTTTTGTATGCAATTTTTGAAAAAACACTATCTTCAATTTCAGTTGAGAGCAAGCCTACAAAAATCACCTATGAAATTGGTGAGAGTCTGAACACAAATGGTTTGAAACTCAAACTTAAATATAGTGATGGTTCAACTGAAACAATCACAAGCGGTTTCACAACAAGTGGATTTAGTTCTACAACCGCTGGAACAAAAACAGTAACAGTTAAATACGGTGGATTAACCACTACATTTACCGTTACGGTTAATCCGGCTCCTGTTCCTGAAACTTCGGCACAACTTGTTATGAGTAGTACAGAAACAATGGCTGGTAAAGAAGTTACTCTTACTTTATCCATTAAAAACAACCCCGGAGTTGCTGGTTTGGCAGTTTCTCTTAAATATGATGAGAATGTGCTAACATTAAAAGATTCAGAGAATGGTGATTTGTTTAGTGGCTTTACCGCAGCAAAGAACTTTGCTTGGGATGAAAGCGAAGATGTTACTGATGATGGTGAGCTTGCAACCTTTACCTTCACTATAGCGGAGAACGTTCCTGCTGGTGAGTATGGTGTTGAAGTGATTGTCAGAAGTTGCACTAACGAAGATCTCGATGATGTAGAGCTTTTAACAACTAATGGCATTGTTTCTGTTATCGACTTTGTATATGGCGATTCCAATGGTGATAACAAGATAGATATGAAAGATGTTGTATTGTTAAGAAAATATATTACTAATTTTGATTATGATACTAACACTTCATCTGTTAATGTCGAACTTGGAGCTGATGCAAACGGCGATAATAAAATTGATATGAAAGATGTTGTTATATTAAGAAAATACATAACAAATTATGATTATGATACCGAAAGCTCAACTGTAGTTTTAGGCCCACAATAAGGAGGATGAATAATGAAAAGAATTATATCTTGTATATTAGCATTACTTTTAATACTTACATCTTTGAGTTCAACGGCTATATTTGCTATAGCCGCAGGAACTCCTACGATCAGCTTCAATACTGTTGAAGCTGATGCTGGTGGTAAACCAGTATCGTTACAATTATCTATCAATAATAACCCCGGTATTGCTGGTTTGGCAGTATCATTAAAATATGATACTGATGTATTAACATTAACTGAAACCAAAAAAGGAACATTATTTAGCGGATTTACCGCAGCGAAAAACTTTGCTTGGGATGAGAGCGAAGATGTTACAGCAGACGGCGTTTTAGCAACATTTACTTTTGCTGTGTCTGAAACAGCTACTTCTGGTGACTATGATATTCAAGTTATTGTAAGAAGTTGTACAAATGAAGATTTAGATGATGTTGTTTGTGAGGTTCAAAGTGGTAAGATTTCCGTCAAGGCTAAACCTGTTGCGACTACAGGCGTAACTCTTAACAAGGAAACCCTTTCTCTTAATACTGGTGAAAGCGAAACTTTAATTGCTACTGTATCTCCTGATAATGCAACTAACAAAACTGTTAGTTGGAAAAGTAGCGATTCAACAGTTGTTACCGTTGATAACAATGGTAAGGTTACAGCAGTAAAGAAAGGTACGGCAACTATTACCGTAACAACGGAAGATGGCAACTTTACTGATACTTGTGATGTAAGCATTGCTTGTTCTCACGCAAATACTACCGTTCATCCTGCTAATGCTTCTACTTGCTTGGTTCAAGGTAATGCAGAATATACTACTTGTAACGATTGTGGTATTGTAGTTTCCGGTTCTGATGCAAAACTTCCTTTAGCAGATCATAAAGGCGGTACGGCTACTTGTAAAGACAAAGCAATTTGTACTGTATGTAGTCAACCTTACGGTAATTACGGAAGTCATACTCTTACCAATCATCCTCGCAACGAAGCCGATCACTACAATGCCGGAAATATTGAGTATTGGACTTGTGATGTATGTGATAAATATTTTAGTGATGCAAACGGCACAACCGTGATTTCACAGGCTGATACAATTATTGAGAAAGTACCTCACAGCCACAGCACTGATTGGAGCAAGAATGATACTCAACATTGGCGCGAGTGCGGTTGTGGAAATAAGATTGAGATTGACACCCACAAATACACAAATGCTTGCGATACCTCTTGTAATGTTTGTGGTTACACAAGAACAATTACACACGATTGGAACACCACTTATACAACCGATGGCAATGGTCATTGGATCGAGTGTAAAGAATGTGGTGAGAAAAAGAACGAAGGCACTCACAGCGGCGGTACTGCTACTTGCAAAGACAAGGCAATTTGTACTGTATGTAGTCAACCTTACGGTAATTACGGAAGTCATACCCTTACCAATCATCCCCGTAACGATGCAGATCACAACAATACCGGAAATATCGAGTATTGGACTTGTGATGTATGCGGTAAATATTTCAGCGATGCAAATGGCTCAACCGTAATTTCACAGGCTGATACAATTATTGCAAAAGTTCCTCATAGTCATAGCCCCGAATGGAGCAAAAATGATACTCAACATTGGCGCGAGTGCGGTTGTGGAAATAAGATTGAGATAGATACCCATAAATACACGAATGATTGTGATACCTCTTGTAATGTTTGCGGTTATACAAGAACAATTACACACGATTGGAACACCACTTATACAACCGATGGCAATGGACATTGGATCGAGTGTAAAGAGTGTGGTGCGAAAAAGAACGAAGGCACTCACAACGGCGGTACTGCTACTTGTAAGGACAAGGCAGTATGTGATATTTGTAATCAAGCATATGGTTCTTTAGCAAATCACTCCTATAAAGAAATCGTTGATGTAAAATATCGTAAAGATGTAGCTACTTGCGTTTCTGCTGCTGTCTATTACAAGAGCTGTGAAGTTTGCGAAATCGCAAGCACAACTGAAACATTTACTAACGGCGGTGTTGATGGAACAAATCACGTAGGCGGCACATATTTGGTTAACCAAAGAGAAGCAGATTGCGTAAACAAGGGTTATACTGGTGATAAAATGTGCAATAGTTGTCGCAACCTTGTTGAAGCTGGTACGGAAATTCCTGTTGGCGCTCACAATCCTGATTCTGTATGGTCAACCGATGCAGAGTATCACTGGAAAGATTGCAATACCGTTGGATGCGGAAATCTTATTGATAAAGCAGCTCATAGCGGCGGTACTGCTACTTGCAAGAACAAGGCAATTTGTTCTGTATGTAAAGTAGAGTATGGAACTACAAATGCTGCTAATCACGTTGGTGAAACAGAGATTAAAAATGCTGTAGAAGCAACTTGTACTACTGATGGTTATACAGGCGATACTTATTGTAAGGATTGTGGTGTAAAGATCGCAGACGGTAAAACTGTTGAGGCTGGTCATAAAACAGTTAAGGTTGCCGCAGTTCCTGCAACACACGAAAAAGACGGTAATATTGAATACTACACTTGCTCTGGTTGTGATAAGTTGTTCTCTGATGAGAAAGCTACTACAGAAATCAAACTTGCTGATACTGTAATTGCTAAAGGTGAACACAACTATGGCGATACTTATAAGAGTGATGCCGACAACCATTGGAAAGCCTGTGGATGTGGAAATGTTATTGAAAAAGCCGCACATACCTTTGGAGAATGGTCTGTAATCAAGGAGGCTACTGAAACCGAAAAAGGAAGCAAGGAAAAGGTTTGTTCCGTTTGTGGTTATAAAGTAGTTGAAGAAATCCCTGCTGTTAAGGGTGATGATACTACCAATACCGACAACGATACAAATACTGATACCGATGCAGATACCAATAACGGTACTACTAATGATGATATTCCTGAAAAATCTCCTCAGACGGGAGATACAAGCAATATCTTCTTGTGGATTGCTATTCTCTCCCTTTCCGGTCTTGCACTTATTGGCACAGCTGTTCTCAAAAAGAAAGTTAGATAACAACAAATAATCTAATGGCGGCAGCGAGAAAAATCGTTGTCGCCATTATTCTTGAGGGAAAATATGTATAACGAAAAAGATAAAGGCACTAATCGTTACACAAATGAGTATGAACAGCAGATAATTAACCGACAAAAATCAAGAGCAGCAATGCGTAAAAAACGAATACAGCGACAAAGAAGAATACTGCTTGCGACCATCTTGGTTTTAGCCGTTACTTTAATTATCATTCTTTGCTTTATTATTTTTAAACCAAAAACAAATAAGAGTTTTAGTGAGTTAAATGGTGTGTGGAAATATGATGAATACACCCAATATGAATTTAATGAAAATGGTGAGGGATGTATGTGTCTGGATGAAGTACACTATAAATACACTTATTCTATTTCCGGCAATAAAGTAACATTAGATTTTGTTGATGATGCTGTTCACGATTGCACATATTCATATACAGTTAATGAAAATAAATTAACTCTTGTTGGAGAAGATGGTACGGTTGGTGGCACATACAATTTAACTAAACAATAAAAAACAGCGTTCGGTTTGTGAAAAACAGGCTGAACGCTATTTTTTTGCCCTTTTCTACTTGAAACATCACAAACCGCCAAAAATAGAACCAATATGCGCGACAAAGAACTACAGATTTTTTTGTTTCGATAAGTTATGATAATAATGAAGAAAATTCACCATATTTTGTATGTTTAATATATGAAAGGAGATTTTACGATGGATAGCGTCATCGAACAACAGCAAGAACCAACAAGTAAATACAAAATTTGGCGTGGCTGCAATGCCCCCTGATCGTAAACAGTAGCATCTTGCCGACCAAGTGCGGTATTGCTGCCGTGCGGTTGGAGGATGCGTATGATAAGCAACCATTACATAATACACCTTGTTTATAGGTGTATAAATGGTGTAAGGAAGTACCGAACACACAGAACACATAAAAATAAATCATCTAAAAATAAAAGAGATTCGGAAAAGCCCCCTGCACCTAAATCATATTCCGACTACCGTACAGCCAAGTTTACCCCTGTATTATGGGGTGAATTTGGCTTGTTTTGTTTCGCCCTAACTTTAATATGTTCGCATAACTGCATTATTCCACGATGTAGATCACCGCCCTTTCAATCTGTTTTTAATCACAAAAAAACAGATTGGAGGATAGTTAAGTGAAAAATTATCGTGATAGTGATTATGCAGTAAACAAATTCAGCAAAGGTATTGTTTATCGTTTTGATGATGAAACGATAGAGATTACTTTAGAGGATTATTTAAGAGAAAATCCGGATAAGACCGAGGAGGATTTTTTAAGACTCAAGGCTATATCTGATGAAATCTTTTTAGAGGAAATCCGGCTTGAAACAGCACAAGGCAGAAAGCTGGTATCCATTAACGATTTGGAAAACAACCTTGCCTGTGCTATACCGCCTGTTGATGAGCAATACATACAGCAAGAGAAAAAAGAACAGGACAAGCGTAAAATGGACAAGCTGTTTCGTGCTGCAGGCCTGACCGAAAAGCAAAAGCGCCGTTTATATCTGCATTGTGTTGAGGGCAAGAGCTTTAGAGCAATAGCAGAGATTGAGGGTGTTCATTGGACTTCGGTTGAGGAGTGCGTAAATTTTGCCCTGAAAAAACTAAAAAAATATCATAGCAAAATCAAGTGATTTTCGGAGGACTGTCATTGCGGCAGTCCTCTTTTTTTATTTTTTTAATCTTTTTTTTCAAAAATACCCCTACAAAACCCCCGAAAAAGTGCATTAGGTGAAAGGACATAGTTCACACCGTCCTCTTGATCCTTGACAAGTGAATACCCATTTGCCAAAAACATTCTCTCTGTTTCCGTGAAGAACGGTAAGCCAATTCCGCAGACGCGCCAAGACAGCAATATGCCGAGCGATAAAGTCTATGCGGTAAGAGCCGAGTTGCTATCGGTGCGGCCAAGACCAACAGAGTAGGACAATGATACTCCTGTCCGGCCATAAAGTCGAGCGTTGAAGCGGTGTGTGACCGTGAGCCGTCGCAACAAGTGGGGGCAGCTTCGTGAGAACCACGAGGGGGTGAGATTCCCGTGAGGCTGAAAAGCAATCAGCCGTTTGGTAACTTCCCGTATCGGGGGTGTCGAGGACAAATTCGATACACAAAAACAGATTGTATAAACCAAGCCGAAGTATGGGCGAATTATGCCTATTCTTCGGCTTTTACTTAACCACTTTGAAAACGGGAGGTTTACGAAATAATGAAAAGACAAATTAAACGAGGCGAAATGTACTATGTCAATTTAGAGCCTGTTGTCGGTTCGGAGCAAGGCGGTACACGCCCGGTTTTAATAATTCAAAATAATGTAGGAAATAAATTTAGTTCTACCACCATCATAGCGGCGGCGATTACAAGCAAAACTGCAAAATCATCCTTGCCTACACATATAGCACTAAAAAATGTTGCTGGGCTTGATAGAGATTCGCTGTTGCTTTTGGAACAAGTGAGAACTATCGACCGGAGCCGGATTAAAGGATATATCGGAACTCTTGATGATAAAACAATGGAAAAGGTCAATAAAGCGTTGTGTATCAGTTTGGGACTTCGCTATATTGAGCCAAACGAATAGGTGCTGCCTATGGATAAGACAGCACGTGAGCTTTTGGCAGAAATGCAGAGCGTAGATATTCGTACTGTCGATCCAAGCACTTTACAGGATATAAGGGATGTAAAAATTGATTCATCCCGGACAACCGAGCAAAAAATGGTTGATTATCTGAAACAGATTAAAAACCCCTATTGCTATAAGCACGGAAAATATATCGTTAAAATAAGCTACACCGAGGGCGGTGGCAGCTTAAACGAGAGGTTGGAAAGTTATTTGAGATCGCTGGTATGAAACTGCAATATGAGAAACTTAACAAAAAAGCCGCAAATAAAATTAAAAAAAGTCTGGACGCGGCACAAGCTGTTATGCTATAATGAGGTCGGACTAAATTAAGCATAATAAAAAACAACCTTCTAATTGTTAGGATTCTCTGATGGGATTCTGCAATTAGGAGGTTTTTTTATGCAAACAACAATTTATTACGCTGATAAATATTTGCGATTGTCCGTAGCAGACGGAGATAAAATTGAAAGCGACAGTATCAATAATCAGCGTGAACTATTAAATCATTTTTTAGAAACACACCCTGAAATTAAGTTCCATAAAGAAAGAGTTGACGATGGATACAGCGGTGTTGATTTCAACCGTCCTCAATTTCAGGAAATGATGGAGGACATTCGTGCAGGGAAAGTAAATTGCGTTATCGTAAAGGACTTATCCCGTTTCGGCAGAAACCATATTGAAATGGGTAAATATCTGCAACAGATTTTTCCGTTTATGGGTGTTCGTTTTATTGCAATAAACGATAACTACGATAGCCTGTATTCAGATCCGTCAACCGACAATTTAATCATTCCCATAAAAAACCTGATGAATGATTCATATTGTAGCGATACATCAATGAAAATTCGCAGTTATTTGGATGTTGCAAGGAAAAACGGTAAATGCGTTAATTCATTTGCTGTTTACGGTTATAAGAAAGATCCCGATGACAAGCACCATCTTATAGTTGACGAACCTGCTGCCATTATCGTTCAGGATATTTTTAATAAGAAGTTAGAGGGTATGAGCCTGTTGGCTATTGCAGACCGCTTGAACTTTGAGGGAGTTCCGTCCCCGTTGGAATATAAGAAAATGTGCGGTGAAAAGCTGTATTGCGGTTTTCAATCAAAAAACCGTGCCTTATGGACGGCAAAAGCGGTTGGTAGGATTATTCATAATGCGGTGTATATTGGACGATTGGAACAAGGTAAAAGAGTTCGCCCGAATTATAAAATCAAGAAAAGCATTTTGCGTGATGAAAGCGAATGGATTTGTGTTGAAAATGCACATCAAGCCATTATTTCCGAAAAGGATTTTAATATCGCAAATGACTTGATTTTATCGGACACACGAATTGCCCCCGGCGCCGAAAAGACTTATATTTTTTCAGGTCTTGTCTTTTGCGGTGATTGTAAACAAGGTATGGTACACCGTGTTGTCGATTCGGGCGGTAAAAAGTACGATTACTATATTTGTTCAACATACCGCCTTGATACAAAGGCTTGTTCTATGCACAATATCAGCGAAAAAGCATTGTTTAAGATAGTTGAAACTGCTGTTAAAAACGAGATACAAGCGGTACTTAAATTAAAAGATATGCTTGACTATATAAGCACACTACCCCGAAAGTCTTTTGAAGCTATAAAACTCGATCAGCAGCTTGTTGAACTAAACAAGGAATTAAAGCATAACGAACATTTTAAGACTTCGGCTTTTGAAAAATATATTGACGGTACTATTTCAGAGGATATGTACCGAGAATATACTGCTATTTACGATAAAAAATGTAGTGAAATTCGTTCTGCTATCGAAAAAAGACAACAAGCGATAAATGAGATTATGGAAAATCAAACCCCAAAAACAGAATGGATAGATTACTTTATTGAAAACCGAAACATTGAGCATCTTGACAGATTGTTGCTTGTTCGGATGGTAAAAAGAATTTATATCCATTCCACAAAGCGTATTGAGATTGTTTTCCATCACGAAACCGATTTTAAGTCTGCTATGGAATATATTTTATACGCTCAAAAAATGACCGACTTTGACGGTACACAACCATTAAAGGAGGTAGGATAATATGGCAGGGAGAGTATCACGCAGACAGCAAATATCCGATAGAAACAATAATGTTATTACCGTGCAAAAGAAAGTGAAAATCACCTATAAAGCAGGAATCTATAGGCGTTTATCACTTTTGGACGGAGGACACGGCAAAGAAAGCGAAAGTTTGGAAAATCAGGAACTTCTCATCCGTGATTACCTTGCCGAGCATCCCGACATAGAGCTTGTAGATATTTACACCGATAACGGCGAAACAGGAACGGACTTTGAGCGTTCTGACTTCAATCGTATGATGGATGATATAAAACACAAAAAGATCAACTGTGTTATCGTTAAAGATTTAAGCCGTTTCGGACGAAGTTACCTTGAAGCAGAGGAATATATTGAGAAGATATTTCCGTTTCTCGGCATCCGTTTTATAGCGGTACTTGATAACGTGGATACCTTTAGTCCCGAATGTAAGGTTGACGATATAATGCGTTCTATGAAAAACCTTATGAACGAGGGATATTCAAGAGATTTATCAAGTAAAATCGGCTCTGCCTTTGATACAAAAAGGGCTAACGGTGAAATGCTTTACCGAACTGTGCCGTATGGCTATAAAAAATCGGGTGATCCTATGCACCCATTCTTAATTGATGAAGAAGTAGCCCCTGTTGTACGGACAATATTTGAAATGTACGCAGACGGTCATTCAACAACACAGATTGCGGAGCATTTTATCAAATCAGGTACATTAACCCCGAAACAATACTTTATTTCAAAGGGCAAGGGCAAAAAGAACAGTAAATACGGTCTTTGGAATATTGGAATGATAATCAATATGTTAAAAAACCCTGTTTATCTCGGTCATATGTATCAGGGAAAGAGTTATAAGCGTTATTGCGATAATCAGCCTATTGTCCGTTTTCCGAAAGAAAAATGGATATTGTATGAGAATGTCAATGAGCCGATTATTATGCAAGAGCTTTGGGACAGAGTACAAAGCAGACTACCAAAAAAACGCTATACTGCCCCGATAGATTGCCCCGAAAGACACAAGGAATCTCTTGTGTTAGGTCTGATGTACTGTGAGCATTGCGGAAAACCGATGGCAAGAAGATGGCGAAAAAAAGAAAACCACTATGTTTATGTTTGCCGTACTCACGCTACTTGCGGAAACGCAGGGTGCATCAATATGAAGAATGTTATGGAAAAAGAGGTTGAAAGCGTAGTCACTACCGAAATTAAATCGCAGCTTGCAATACTCGGTAAGTGTATTCGCTCTATGAATACACAATCTATAAGTTTTAATCAGCACGAAGAAGTTGATGCAAGGATTAAAGCTGTAGAAGCAGAGTTGGGCAGAAAAAAGGTGGCCCTTGTAACGCTGTTTGAACAGTTAAGTATGGGTTATATAAGTGAACCGCAGTATTTACAGCAAAAAAGCCTTGTGGAAAACGCTATCACCGAAAAGACAATAACTCTTGCCGAGTGTATCGAGGAAAAAACGCAGCTTTCCAAGAAACAACCCACAAAGGAGTTTATAACAAAGGTATTGCAGTTTGACGAGCAGACCGAAATTACAAAAGACTTGATATTTCAGTTGGTTGAACGGATAGGAATTGATGTTGATAAAAAGATAACTGTAAAACTCAAATATCAAGATGTTTTCCAAGAGCTTATTAGCCGTATGGAAAGTTTGGAGGTAGAAATATGCACAGCATAAATAACTATCAAAATCTCCTTGCTTATTATATAAGACTTTCTGTTGAGGATAGAAACAAGGCAAATAAGTCTGATGAAAGCGATAGTATTGCTAACCAAAGAGCATTACTGCAAAGGTATGTAGATGAACACCCTGATCTGAAAGCCCTGCATAGCGTTGAGTTCGTTGACGATGGCGAAAGCGGTATGAATTATGAACGTAGTGCTTTTCAAAGGCTTATGGAGGAAGTGAAAAAAGGAACGGTTAAAACAATTATCGTTAAGGACTATTCCCGATTCGGTAGAGGATATATTGATGCAAGCGATTATCTTGAGCAGATTTTCCCGTTCCTTGGTGTTCGTTTTATTTCCGTTAATGACGGTTACGATAGCCACAGATACAAGTACGGTAGTGCCGGAATGATTGATGTGGGTTTCAAACAAATAATGCACCAGTATTACAGCGTTACTCTATCGCAAAAGGTTTTATATGCCCATAATCAGTTGGCTGAAAAAGGTAAATTTCACGCAAGTTACGCGCCCTACGGCTATGTAAAATCATCCGAAAAGTACAAACTTGAAATTGATGAGGAAACCGCCGAAATTGTCCGTTACATTTTCAAATCCGCCTTTGATGGTAAAAACAACAAGGAAATAGCAATAGTGCTTAATGAAATGGGTGCTATTACACCGTTACAAGCATTACGAAAGCATAATAAAACCGTTAGAAATTGGCGAGAAAAAGCAAGCCGATATATTTGGAACTCAAATATGATAACCAATATCATACGAGATGAGAGATACACAGGAAAGTATATATACGGAAAAACACGTGTTGCTCAAATCGGCAGTAAAAAGCAGATAGCCACACCGAAAGAGGAGTGGAAAGTAATACCGAATGTTTTTCCTGTAATTATTCCGCAAGAAATGTTTGATGCGGTTAATAGCAGACCTGACAGACAAAAGAAACAGACCGCAAAACCGAACAAAGAAAGTCCCCGACTTTTCTGCAATATTGTTTGTGGATATTGCGGTATGTCGCTAACTTTCTATGATGTTAAAAATCCCTATTATATATGTAATGAGTATAAGAACGGTGTTACTACTGAATGTAAATGTAACCGTGCGTATCAAAGCGATTTGGTTGTACTTACCTTGATGGCTATTAAGGAAGAAGCTCGAAAACTGCAAGAGCAAATTCAGGTTGCTAAAAAAGCCGCCCGTAAGAACAGCAGAGCAAACAAAATAAGGTCATTACGGTTAAAACTAAATTCCATCCCTGCTAAAAAGGAAAAGTTATTTAAGCAACTGCTATCAGGTGAAATTACCAAAGAACAAAACGAAGTGCTTTATAGCAAACTTGCAGAAACGGAAAAGGCTTTGAATGAGGAAATAACAGCCCTGCAAAGCACGTCCGAAGTGGTTAATTCCGAAACGGAAACACAAGAATTTTTGGAATCGTTACTCAACCGTACATCACTTGACCGTAAAACAATACAGCGTTTTGTAAAGAAAATACGGGTTTATATGAATGATCGTGTGGAAATTACGATTACGCTAAAGCCCATAAACGGTCAAGAGCAATTAGTCACCAAAACATATACCATAC